AATCGCAGCTTTGATCACAGCATTTATGTATTTTATATTCCATAACTACCTCTATATTCAAGCTTTATTTATTCATACTTGCATACTCATAACTGAATATCAATAGGAAACTTTGCCAATATTCAAATATTTGCGTTAAATACGAAAATAGTCATTGACAGTGGTAGATTAGTCATTTTATTTGATACTGCATAAAACATCATTGAGGTAGGTCGTGCAACTATACAAATACTTGATTCATCACAATATTTCACAAAGCGAATTTGCAGATAAAATCGGCGTATCACAGCCAACTCTTAGTCGTTATGTTAACGGAGATACGCTACCAAGTGTGGTAATTGGCGCACGAATAGAGACAGCAACAAGCGGTGAAGTATCATGTGGAGACTGGGAAAACTTACTAAAAGACATTCGGCAAGCCATCAATAGTAATCAATTACCACCTCAAGGCAGCGAAATAGAGGTAATTGAGCGAATCGAAGACGTAGCCAATGGTTAACGCTCGAACCAAAGGCAAACGCGGTGAAAATCAGGTTAGGACGCAATACTTCGATCATATGGGTATTCGCCTTAAGCGTGACCTAGAGCAATATAGAAGCTCCGATCATGGCGATCTTTTAGCCGACTTTAAAGACGGCGAGTTTGATTGGCCTTTTTGCATCGAAGTGAAAGCCTACGCAAACACAGGTAGCGATACTCATCGCCCAGCTTGGTGGCAACAAGTACGCAAAGCTGCAAAAGCGCAAGGTCAAATACCTGTCTTGTGGTATAAATATGACCGTCGAGACTGGCGCATTGTGATGCACATGAACCACGTAAGTTTTGCGCTTGGCGGCTCCTTTGATCACCAAGACGAAAACCTTCTGCTCACGATGGATACAGAGACTTGCTTTTACGTGACGCGCGAAATCCTAGCGGCGAGGGCAAGCACATGAGCAAAACCAAGAAATGCAAAGAGTGTGACGGTTTGGGCTACGTCGATGAAACGCGCAGCATAGTCGATTATGTGAACGGTGGCTATCAAGATGAAGTGCTGAATACTTGCCCAGAATGCTTTGGGCTTGGCGAGGTGTGCGCCGATGAATAACGCCGACACCATCATAGCCAGCATCAAGCGTAAAGCGGTCATCATTAAAGATGAACTCAAGCGTCCACCAACAAGATTAACGCAAGCACAACGCGCCGAAGAAATAATCTCGCTGTGTGAACTACTGGAGAAAGCTTTGGGGGCAAACGATGACAAATAGCCCACTGAAAACATATCTAAGCAACAGCATAATCGAATACCTAGACATACCACTGCAAGTCAAGAAAAGCCTCTTTATGTACGGTGTAAGAACACTCGCTGATTTAGACTTTACGTCTGACGATGAGCTACTCAGCTATCACGGTATTGCCCAGAAAAACTTGCTAAAAATACGCGCTGCTACTGAGAAGCTACGCAAAAAAATAGACGAGGGTTTGGATGAGTAAGCACAGCCTTAAGTCAAAGCGTCGCCACCCAAATGCACCAAGAGAAAGCATAACGGTAGGTCACATCACATTCGAAATGTGTCCAGTAAACAAAACCTTCGCGCTTATCGCTGGTGACGCAGAGCAAGCCAAAGATAGGCGTCCTTTGTTCTCAGGCTTTATTGAACCCGACATGGAAGCTGAACTTAGGCGTGTGGCTTTCCGCTTCAAATCAATCTTGGAGCAAGACAAATGAGCTATCCATTCGGCATACATAAAGACATACCTAACGAAGACTATCACGCAGCGAAGGAAATCGAAGGATTACCAGCAGTAAGCAGTAGCTTCGTGAAAGCTTGGTATAAAACCACGCCATTACACGCGACAGCCGATATACCGCCTAAAACAAGCGTAGCATTTGATTTTGGAACATCAGTTCACGGTTGGGCGCTTGAAGGTGTTGTACCCATTAAAGGCCCAGAAAGACGCGCTGGAAAAGAATGGCAAGCCGCAAAAGATAAGGCAGCAGAAGAAAACACGGTAGCGCTCAACATCGCAGACTATGAGAAAGTCGAACAGTGCGTGGAAGCGCTTTACAATAACCCACACATAAAGCTGCTACTGGAACACAAAAAGCGTGTGTGCGAGGCCAGCGTGTTTGTCAAACATGAAGGGCTTTGCCTAAAAGCGCGGCCTGATTTGTATATACAGAGCCAAGGTATCATTGCCGATATAAAAACCACGCAAAGCGCTAATCCATACGAGTTTGAACAGCGCACGATGGATAAGTTTGGGTATACAATTCAAGCGGCGTTCTACTGGAAAGTCATGCAATTAGCGCAGCTTCCCATGAAACGCTTTTTATTCGTCAATGTAGAGAAAGAACCACCCTTTGCCACAAGCATAGTGGAAGTGGGTGAGAAGTTAATTCAGTACGGCACGAACGTCGTGGATAACGTACTCGCAGAAATTCAGGTGGCACAAACACAACAAGATTACCAAACCGGGTGGCCGCCTGTTCATGTCGCAAACGACTTACCCGGTTGGATTAGCTAAAAACACAGGAGAAAAGCTATGCACCATATACTAGACTGTTACGCCGTTTGGCCTAAAATTAACCAACCTTACATTTGGTCTGACAACGAAAATCGTACCGTACCATCACCAGATGTAAACGATAAAGGCGCTCATTATGAGCTAATGATTAACCTTAAAGAAAAACAGCTAAAAGAACTTATCGAAGCGGTTAGAAAAGCTTGGAAGGACGCAATAGCGTCAGGCTACGTCACGAAAGAAAACGCTGACAAGTGCAGCGATCCCAAGACAATGATGAAAATCACCAAGCTAGACGATAAAACCTATAACGTGGCTTGCAAACAAAAAAACTACGATGCGTACAGTAAGCCCAAACAATTCGGCGCAGATAGACAGCCACTAGCAGACGATTTTGAGCTTACAACAGAAAGCCACATTCACATAGCAGTACAGTTTTACTTCTATCAGAAAGGCAAAGGGCTACACATACAGCCTAAGAAAATACGTGTTGTTGAACTCGCCGCTAGACAAACGCCAGCAATGGTTGACGATTTTGAAGCCGAAGCTGCACCTGTTGCTGACAATGCCGATCCGTTTGATGCACCAAAAGAAACCGTGACGTTTGGCGATCAGCAAGTGGAAGTGGCGACGGCAAGCAAAACCGCAAGCGATGACTTTGACGACGAAATCCCGTTTTAAGATCGGCGGTGATGTATGTACGAATATGATGACATTTATTACTATTATGAATACCGAAGTCCAGAAACAGAGGCTAAATACGAAGCACAGCGAAAAATAGACAGATGGTTTCGTAAAACTCCACTAAAGCCACTCGGCAAGAATACAGCATGGGTTGCGAAGTTATTAGGCTTTACCACGATTGAAGACGTGCGTGAGGCTATGGAGCGCGATTTAGTTGGTACTCTGCGTAGCTTTATATCAAGGCTTAACGTCGGCAAAAGCAGAAGCCAATGTATGCGAATATTGGGTATTCTTGGAATAGAAGTGCCACCTAAGTCGCGTGTTACTTGCAAATGTTGTGGGCAAGAAGTTCCACAAATAGATGCCATAGACAAAGCGTTAGATTGGTGACCGACTATCCAAAAGCATATTGGGCAAGCTATGGGCAAGCGATAATAGATCGACTTGGGCTAAAGAAATTTGGCTCTGAGTATCACGGTGCTTGCCCATCATGCGGCGGTAAAGATCGGTTTTGGATCACCGAATATCAAGGCGAAGTGCGTACGCATTGCCGACAATGCGGAACCGAAAACTTCCAAGAAATACAAAAAGCACTACAAGAAATGGGCTTACTGCCCACCAAAGAAAATAACGTGGTGCAACTAAGGGATAAAGCAGTGGGGCAAGACGATTTTGACGAGCAAACACCATACCACATAAGAAAAGGCATTGAGCTTATCGGTGCTAAACTGGAGGGCAATAACGTAGTTATACCCATATTTAACGCTCAAAAGAAACGTGTCGGGCAGCAAACAATAACACCAGACGGCACAAAGAAGTTTAACAAAGGCTTAGAGGCAGACGGCGCGTTTGGCGTATGCGGTCGAATAGCACCTGGCAAATTATATGTTGCTGAAGGTTACGCGACTTGTGCAAGCATTTACTCAGCGACAAAAACAAACACAATATTCGCATTGTCTAGCGGTAATCTACCGAAAGTCTGTGAAGCCATACAACAAGCGTTTCCCAAGGTTGAACTGGTGGTGGCAGCAGATAACGATGAGGCAGGGATAAAGGCCGCGAAAGCTTCAGGTAGGCCATACGCCACGCCCAAAAAGCAAGGGTATGACTGGAATGATGTGTTCGTGGAGCAAGGCGAAGCGGCGGTTAGGGAAGGTTTAAAAGGCGCACGTTTACCTAACCCCATGTTTACCCATGTGTCCGATATAGAAATGAAACCGCCACAATGGTTAATCGATGGTATGTTAGAGAAAGAAGCGCTTACCATGTGCTTTGGTTCGCCCGGCGCAGGGAAAACGTTCGCAGTGCTGGACATGGCGTTATCCATTGCAGCAGGGAAAGATTGGCATGGGAAAGACGTAGAGCAAGGCTTGGTGCTTTACATAGCTGGGGAAGGTCACGCAGGGTTTGCACGTAGAGTCGCGGCTTGGTCAACGACGCACAACGTAGACCTAACAGATGTGCCTTTCTATAAGTCTAACTCAGCAGTGATTGTAAACGATCAAGCAAGCTCTGAAGAACTGCACCAAGAATTGCAAAAAATGGCAAGCGCAGTCGGTAAACCCAAGCTTATTGTGTTGGATACCCTAGCGCGTACCATGATCGGCGATGAAAATAGCTCAGAAAAGGTCGGGGAATACATCAAAGCGCTCGACAATGTAAAAGCAGAATACGGCTGTACAGTACTTATCGTGCATCACACAGGGCATAGCTCATCGGCGCAAAGTAGAGCGCGTGGTAGTTCGGCGCTTTTGGGTGCGCTAGATGCTGAATTTAAGGTCGCCGAATGGGGTGATTTAAAAATACTCATTGAAAACACAAAAATGAAAGACGCTGAAGAACCTGAACCAATGGCGTTTCTCAAGGTGACTGTGCCACTTACTACGCCAAATGGCCTTGAGACTAGCTCATTGGCGCTCGAATATACGCCCGATAAACCACGCAGCAAGAAAGACCCAGAGTATATACGAATGGTTATACTTGACCAAATAAAAAGCGTGGATGAGTTTGGAGAAGCGCCAAGATCAGACCTAAAAGAAGCGGTTGGGCTAGAGCTAGAATGTTCCCAAAGAACAGCGAATAGACATATCAAAAAGCTTATTGATGAGGGCGTTTTGGCGCTTCGCGGTGGGTGTGTGGTGGTGGCGTGAAAATGGCCCCAGGACAAGCTCAGGACAAAATAAAAACGGTTTGTCCCAGCGGTCAGGACAACGAAAAAAAGTGTCCTGAGTTTTGTCCTGAGAATATGCAACAAAAACAATGGATTACGAAACTCCAGGACAAACTCAGGACAGACCTAGGACAAAACCGGGTCACTCTTAGGTCACTCAGGACAAACAACCCCCCCCTAGAGGGGGGTTGTCCTGACCTCAAGACCTGTCCTCAGAAGGTGCAAGATTATGCAACTCTTGGTGAGAAAGATTTTCAAACTGTGGTGAATGAATATCACTCGCTTGCAGAACTCGAAGGTCTAGCCAATCGCAGAAAAATATTAAACGCGCCGCAGCTTCAAAAATGGAGTGCGGTGCAACGTGAAATAATTATCAGACGTAAATTTGAACTAGAGGTATTGGCAAAATGAATATGATTAAGATTAACCAAAATGAAGCAGAACTAGGCAAGCTCATGCTTGCGTGGGAACGACAGCAATACAAATTACGCAAGCGTCCAGTGCTACCTTGTGATGTGCCACGGCGTGAAGCTGTGCCAGTTAAAAAGATACATCACGATATACTTAGAGATTTACGAAAGCATGGCGCAAGTTCTTCAAACGACATTGCGAGTAGGCTAGGGGTAAGTCCACATAAGATAGCGAACAGCATACGTGGAATGACCATAACTGGCTTGGTGCGTAAAAAGGACAAACAAAAGCGTGACTCGTACAAAAACAACAACGCGCAATGGTTATATGAGGCAGGGAAATGAAACGCGATGAAATACTAGAGACTGCTCAGAAGCTTATTTCTGGTGATCGTGCCGCTACTTATGGCGATGCCTCAGAGAGCTTTAAAACGATTGCTAAGTTCTGGGGTGCTTATCTTGGCGTAAAAGTGTCTGCGGTAGATGTTGCAAGCATGATGGCACTGCTAAAAATAGCGCGTAGTCGTGGCTCTGAACATCAAGACAACTGGATAGATTTGTGTGGATATGCAGCGCTTGCCGGTGAGATACAAGCACACCCGAAAAAAGAGACTATGGGAGACGTTCTAAGCGCTCATATGGCGCGTTCTAGGTATCGTAATGGGGGTGATAATGGTTAGGGGTAAAAAGCCACTCAACGAGCGTTCTAGGGAGTCGGATTTTGGTACGTCTGAAAGGCTACAACATACGGCAGGAATACGCTACGAAAGAACATCAAAAAAGCTAGGCGCAAAGAAGCGATTAAGAATAACCCAACAAACACCGCTTGACCGTATGCTATCGCGTGAACAGTTAACACAAAGGCAGTACGACGCCGGAGAAAAGCTTTACACATTGTTTTACAAATCAGGCAAGCTACAGCGTTTAACGTCTAACTATGATGCTGTCATTGTTGACGGTGGCAAACGAGGTGGTGAAACGGCAGGGGAAGCGGAAATACAATACAATGAGGCGCTCAAGTTTGTCGGGCGAGACTTGGCTAGTGTGTTAAGATGGGTGTGCATTGTCGGCTCGTCGCCTTCGGAATGGGCAAAGAAAGAAGGCCACGCCGAAAAATCGGGCGTGACCGTACTAAGGATTGCGCTTGATGCGCTTGGGGATTATTTCAGGATGCCTCGTTAACACTCCACATAAATCTCTATATCGTCAAATTCTTTAATGTGAAGGGATTTTGTTTCTTGCCCTACTGTTTCCCATTCTGGATAGCCGTATTCATTCTTCACAACTTTGCCGTTTTTATGTTTCTTATGCTGCCTTATGTCTTCAGTAACATGAGCGTACATTTCTGTGTAAGTGTTCGTTAGGTCAAAATTAATATCTTTCTTGCTCAAGTATTCTTCTAAAGCCATCATTAATTCCCATTGATCTACTTTAATTCGCATTTAATTTACCTCTTTCATTGGTCTGATTTTTGGCCTTTTAACTGGCCTTATTACTTCTGTAGGTTCACACCATGCAGCCACGCCGCCTGTAAATTCGTAAAACTGATTGCTGCTAATGATAGCCTCCTGGCATTTCAACGGGCTTTCCATCAAGATAGTCGTTTGATATTGCACCGCGTCCACTTCATAGAGCATGAAAAATAAAGCGTAGGTTAGGTTCATTTGTCTGACTCCGATTTTAACATTTGAACTTCTATTTTTAAGCAAGTGTTTTCATAGGTTAGCTTGTCGATAACCTCGGCGGCTTGCTTCAGTGTTTCACCAGTTTGAGGTAGGCCGTCATCAGCGAATGAAACGGCCAACTCTGCAAGGTGCATTGTGTTTATTTGGTGGTTCATTGGGTTAGCTTCTCTTTGACGTTGTGACAAAACCCTTGAATGTGAGCGTTTAAGCGCTCTAAGCTTGTTGCATCAATTAAAAGAGAATGTTCAGCAATCAAACGGTCAAAGTTAAAGCCGTAGTGCTTACAACGTAACCTAAAATTATCTGCCCATTCATCGGTGGTTACAGTTACCGTTACGCCATCTTGAATTTGAAAATAAAAATCTGACTTTGAAAAGGGTAAATTTAGCCCACCATAATCAACTAGGTTTTGATATTGTTCTTGGTT